ATTATAAATTTCTGCCAGGTCTTGGCTTTTATGGTTTTGGTCTTATTCATATGCTTGGTGGTCTCACAAAAACCGCAACTTCCATATTACGACAACTTATCGACGCTGGCACACTCGTCAACTTACCAGCCGGCTTTAAAGCTCGTGGGCTTAGAATACGCGATGATGATCAGCCATTAACTCCAGGTGAGTTTAGAGATGTTGATGCTCCTGCTGGGGATATTCGTAATTCATTAGTACCATTACCTTACAAAGAACCATCACAAACTTTATTCAATCTTTTAGGTTTTGTAACTGAGAGTGGTAAATCATTTGCTGCTGTTGCAGATATGAAACTTGGTGAAGGTAATGAAGTAAATCCTGTTGGTACAACTATGGCATTACTAGAGCGTGGAATGAAAGTTATGTCTGCGATTCATAAAAGAATGCACTCAGCTCAAGGAAAAGAATTTAAATTACTTTCACAATTATTTGCTGAAACTTTACCTCCAGTTTATCCATATCAAGTTGTTGGTGGTAATCAAGCTGTTAAAGCACAAGACTTTGATGCACGTATTGATGTAATACCTGTATCTGATCCAAACATTTTTTCAGTTACACAACGTGTAACATTAGCACAACAACAATTACAATTAGCACAAGCTGCACCACAAATGCATAACGTACATGAAGCCTATAGAAGAATGTACGAAGCAATGGGTGTACAAAACATTGAAGCAATACTACCACCGCCGCCGCAACCACAACCAAAAGATCCAGCAACAGAGAATGCAGATCTTCTTGCAGGTATGCCGGCACAAGCGTTTCAAGGACAGAATCACGACGCTCATATCGAAGCACACTTTTCACTAATGTATAGTAGTGTTGTAAAAGGTAATCCAATGGTAATGGCAAATGTGCAAGCACACATTATGCAACACATATCACTTAAAGCCCAAGAACAAGTACAAGCTGAAATGGCACCGCAAATGCAACAACTACAGCAAATGCCACCAGAGCAAGCACAAATGATGCAGCAACAAATGATGCAAGAAATGCAAAACAGAGCAGCAGTACTTGAACAAGAACTAATTGCAGAGTTTGTTGCAGAGTATGAACAATTATTAAAAGAGTCAGCAACCGATCCTCTAGTGGAGCTTAAAAAAGATGAGCTAGGATTACGTGAAAAAGATATGGAGCGTAAAGGAGAAGAGGCTAGACGAAAACACGGACTAGAACAGAAAAAATTAGATACTAATACTAAAGTTGATCGTGAAAAAATTGACCAACAAAAAGATGCTGTAGCTATTAGATCAGCTATTGCTGTTGATAAACTAGAAAAAGATTCTGTTCACAGAGTTATGGACAAAGCAGAGAAAATAACTTCTAATATGGAAAAAACAGTAGCAGCCGCTACTAAACCAAATGGGAAGGGACAATAATGGCTGTCAACTCAGTAGATAAAGCTATTTCTTACGATGACATAGAACGCGAAGGTTTTGCAGGAGGAGGTTCACGTCGTGGTGGTGGATTTGGTAGAAAAAGTGGTAGGGCAGGTAGATCAAGATCAAGAGCTCAACGTAGAAGTAGAAGCAGACGAAGAGCAGGACCTAGATCAAGAGGAGTAAGAAGAACAAAAAGAGCAAGAGAGGCAGCAGCGGCTAATAGCAGAGAAGCAGCCCGACAACAAAGTACAAAGGATGCACAAGCAGCATCTAAGAAAAAATCTGACGAAGCAGCGGCTAATAGCAGAGAACAGGCTAGAGCGAAACAACAAAAAGAGGAAGCAGCGGCAGCTAAGAAAAAAGCCGATGCTGAAGCAGCTGACAGAAGAGAACAAGCCAGACAGCAAAGTACAGTAGATGCACAAGCGGCAGCAAAGAAAAAAGCTCAAGAAGCTGCAGAAGCTGAAGCGGCTAGACAAGAACGAGATTATAGAGAATCAGTGGCAGCGTCATTAGGCCCACAAGAATTAGGTACAATAGTTGATGAAAAAACTGGTTACTCAGCTCAAAGTTCTTTTGATAAAATAATGGCAGATAACCCAAATATGAACTTTATGGGCGCTACTCCAGAAACTGTAAAACGAGATATTTTTGGAAATATTTATACTGCTGATGATAAACGACTTGGTAGTATGGGTAAGATTGGTGATTTAGGAAAACTCGGAACACTAGGTGCTCTTGGGACAGCGGGCTTAAGTGCATTAGGCGTAAATCTTGGTACACCAACTTTCACTGCAAATGAGGCGTACCAAAGAGACAGAGCAAGAAAAATGGGTGGGCCAGATAGAAGAGCCTTAAACAGAGAAGGGATATATGGAGGACTTGATCCTCTTTCTTCTTCAGCAGTTGCAAGAGACGCTTCCCCACTTACTACACCTGCGGCGGATGTTGTTAATCCAACAACTGGCGCGATAGATTATTCTAGTGCAATGGCAACTTCCCCAGCACTATCAAATCAAATGTTATCTTCTCCTGCAACATTACCAACAATGGCTGCTCAAGGGACACCTTACAGATTAAGAGATTATTATGCAGGAGTTCTTGGACAAGATCCTTCTATATACCAAACTGCTGCTAATGGTGGTAGAATTGGTAAAATGCACGGTGGCATGATGATTATGGGAGATAATGGGGTTGTAAATAGTGGAATCGGTGGTATATTAAGTAAATATAAGGAAATAAGATCAGAATTATAAGAATTTATGGACGGATTATGGCTGAGCGATAAGATTTTACGTCTTATTCG